CATCAACTAATAATAATCAATTAAATGTAAAATTAGAAAATATTGTTAATGATGTAATAGAACTAACACAACATCAATATTTTGAATATGGAAAGATTGCTAATACTATTGAAGAAGAATATCAATTAAATTACAAACCATTTGAAAGAAAAGTTGATTAAAATGGAAGAAAAGACAATAAATGAATTGTTTGGATTATTGAAAGAAATTGTATTAATCATAAATGGAGGTAACAAATGAATAATAACCAATTACAAATTATAGATGAAAGAGAAGTATTAGGAAAACAATTAAGAATATATGGAGATTTTGAAAATCCATTGTTCTTAGCAAAAGATATTGCAGAATGGATTGATTATGCTAAAACAGGGAATGGTAGTTATGATGTTAATAAAATGTTAAAAACTGTTGATGAAAACGAAAAGCTAATACGAAAAATTTTCGCATCAGGTCAAAATAGGGAAATGTGGTTTGTTACAGAAGATGGTTTATATGAAGTTTTAATGCAAAGCACAAAACCAATAGCAAAAGAATTTAAAAAGAAAGTTAAAGAAATATTAAAAGATGTTAGAAAATATGGGATGTATGCCACAGATGAATTATTAGATAATCCAGATTTAATAATAAAAATGGCAATTAGATTAAAAGAAGAAAAAGCTAAAAATAAAGAGCTTGAAGATAAGATGAAAGAGAATAAGCCAAAAGTATTATTTGCAGATTCTGTTGAAACTTCAAAAAATACAATTTTAATAGGAGAATTAGCAAAGATAATAAAACAAAATGGAGTTGACATAGGGCAGAAAAGATTATTTACATGGTTAAGAGATAATGGATTTTTAGTAAAAAGATTAGGAACTGATTATAATATGCCAACACAAAAATCAATGGAGTTAGAATTATTTGAAATAAAAGAAACAGCAGTAACACATTCTGATGGGCATATTTCAGTAAATAAAACTCCGAAGGTTACAGGTAAAGGGCAAGTATATTTTATAAACAAATTTTTAAAAGATATAGCATAATAAACACTAAGAGGAGTATAAAAGCTCCTCTTTTTTATTGGAGGTGAGAATTTGGAACATGTATTAAGTGCTAGATTGGAACTTAAAGATAAATTTACAGCTGTAATATCCAAGGCAGAAAAAGGACTTGCAGGGCTTTATCAAAAAGCTAAATCTATGAACTGGGAAAAAGTTAATAGCGGACTTAATAAATTTGGAGCAGTTGCTATTGGAGGACTTGCTGGAATAGGTGCTATTGCTGGAAGTTCTTTAACTGCTTTTGCAGATTTAGAAGATCAAGTTAAAAGAAATAAAGCTATCATGGGAGCAACAGCAGCTGAAGAAAATATGTTAATGGCTCAAACAAGAGAGCTTGGAAGAAGTACAAGATTTACAGCACAAGAAGTTGCACAAGCACAAATGTATCAAGCAATGGCTGGTATGAAAACTAATGAAGTATTAGAAATGACACCAAAACTTTTAAAACTTTCTATCGCTTCTGGCGAAGATTTGGCTAGCACATCAGATATTCTTACTGATAACTTAACCGCATTCGGACTAGAGCTGAAAGATGCAGATCACTTTATGGATGTTATGGCTGCAACTGCTAATAACACAAATACAAGCATTGCACAACTAGGAGAAGCATATAAGTATGTAGCATCAACTTCAAGAAACTTTGAAAGTATGGAAGATGTAAATATTTTACTAGGAGTTTTAGCTGATAGTGGACTTAAAGGATCTATTGCAGGAAGAAATTTAGCTGCTATTTATACAAGACTTTCAAAAGCTACACCTGATATGGAAAAAGCTATGAAAAAAGTAGGATTAACTCTTTATGATAATAATGGAAAATTTAAAGGACTTAGAAAAATTATAGAAGAAGTAAAACCTATCTTAGCTAGAATGACAGAAGAACAAAGAAATTACTGGATATCTACAATAGCTGGTTCAGAAGGAATGAAAATTTTTGCTAACTTGCTTGGAGCTTCAAAAGAAGAATTAGAGAAAGCAGAAAATGCTATAAAAAATGCTAAGGGTGCAACAGATAAATTTGCAGAAGAAATGGGAAGTACAACAAAAAATAAAATGGCAGAATTTAGAAGTGCTGTTGAAGATTTAAAAATATCTATTGGAGAAGGTTTAGCACCAACAGCAACTGACTTTATTAATAAATTTACAGATAAAATGGCAGAATTAAATTCAAAAGGTACTTTTAATACAGAAAATGTAGAGGCTTATTTTAATAGAATATTCGCACTTACAGCAGAAGCTATAAAAGGTTTTGCAGCATTAAAAGTAGCAGCTATGGCAGAAAATATTTTTCCTGGTGCGGGTAAATATATTGCAGGTGGATATTTAGCATATAGGGCTGGTAAAGCAGTCGGAGATTGGGCAGGAGAAAAAATAGGACGAATTAGTAATAAATGGGATTTAAGAAAAGAGTATATAGATAAAGGTTACACTTGGGATGAGGCTAATGCACAAGCAGAAAAAGATATAGAAACAATAGATTTGAGAAACAGTAAAACAGAAGATGATTCAAAAATTGAGTATATAAAACAAAGAATGCTAAAAGAAAAACTTAGAGATAATAAAAATTCTGGAAAAGGAATAGAACAGCTAATGAAAGAAACAGAAGAAGATTTTAGAGAAAGAAGAAGATTATCTAAATTAAGTCCAGAAGAATTATCAAAAGAACAGACAGTACAAAAAAATAAGACTGCTAACTCTTTAAATAGGCCTCTTGGGACAATAAATATAAGCCAAAAGACAGACCTAGAAAAAGTTAGTGATAAGTTAGGACTTAAAGCTCCAACAATTCCAAATTATATGCTTAAACCTTCTGTTCCAGAATCTAAAAAAAGCAATAATGATATTAAAGTACCACCTCAAAATGTAACTTTTTCACCTCAGGTAAATGTAAATATGGGGGGAGTTACAATAAGAAATGAAGCTGATATAGAAAAGACTGCTGAAATGTCTAAACAAAAAATAATTGCAGAGTTGAAAAACTATGTACAAATAACAAAATAAGGAGATGATGCTATGAGACCAACATTTATCCTGGTTAAAGATAGTACTAATACTCATTTTTTCTTTGTAGTACCACCATTGGATTTAAGGATAGAGAGTGAGCAGGATTTACAAATTATAAGAATAATTGATTTAGGAGAGAAAACATTAATTGGAAATAGAAAAGCAGAAAAGATTAGTTTTTCTACATTTTTTCCAAGTATGAAATCTCCTTTTTTTAGTTATATTCTTTCTACTACTCCTAGTAATTGTATGGAAACTTTAAAAAAGTTAAAGAATGATAAGGAAAAATTAACTTTAATTATTCCAGAGTTTAATATTTTCTTTAAATGCTATATCCAAACTTTGTATTTTTCTGTTACTGAAAGAACAGGAGATATAGATGTGGAAATAACTCTTGTAGAGATAGAGAAAAACAAAACTTTAACAGATGTAGCAAGAGGACTATTAGAGAGGTAAATATATGGAAAAAGTAAAGATTTATGTAAATGGAAAAGAATATAAAAATATATTTACTAGGGTTATTTGGAGTGGAGCAATTCACGGAACTGCAAGAAAATTAGAAGTTGAGTATTTGGGAGATATTATAGCCAATATTGGAGATGAAATTATATTTTCTTATGAAGATGAAAAATTGTTTTACGGTAAAGTTTTCCAGCATTCAAGAAAAGGTGAAACTGAAATAAAAAGTTTTTATGCATATGATAATTCGATATACTTGAATAAGAATAACTTTGTTAAAAACTTTTTTCAGAAAAAACCATCTGAAATATTGAAGGAAATTTGTGGAGAACTTAATTTAAAAATAAGCAAAATTCCAAAAGATGAAGTAACTTGTACTTACCCAGCTATCGATAGAAGTGGATATGAAATTATATTGAATGCATACACTATCCAGCATAGAAAAAATAAAAAGATTTATTCTATTGTAAGCAATGAACAAGCAATAGATATAGTTGAGCAAGGGACTTATACAGATGTTCTTTTGACAAGTGCAGACAACATTTCTACTTCTTCATACGAAGAAAGCATAGAAAATATGATAAATCAAATTGTTATCTATAAAGTAGAAAAAGAAAAGCAGCAAATACTTAATAAAGTAGAAAATGCAGAAGATAAGAAGAAATTTGGATTATTCCAACAAGTTATGGAATATGAAAAAGATGTAGACAATATAGCAAATGCTAAGGATATGCTAAAAAGTGTAGAGAAAAGTGCAAGGATATATTGCTTAGGAAACATCTTAATTCAAGCTGGATATAACATTGGAATACAGGAACCTCACACTGGGCTAGTTGGTAGTTTCTTAGTTAAATCTGATACTCATATTTTTGAGGGAGAAACTTATTTCTGTAATATTGAGTTAGCTTTTGAAAATGTTATGGATAAAGTGCAATTTGAAAATAAAGAAAAAGCTAAGAAAAGCAAAAAGAAAAAAGGTAAAAAAGCAAAGAAGAAAGACAAAATAGATGAGTTATTTCCAGAAGGGTGGGATAAAAAGAAATGAGTGAATTAGGAAGTTTAGTAGGAGAAATGATAGCACAAGCCACAAAAGGAACATCTATCATAAAGGCTAGTGTAGTTACTCCACCACCAAACTTAACTATTGAATTTGATGGGCAAGTTATACCATCTGAACAAATTTACTGTAGTAATTACCTATTACCTCATTACCATAGAGATTATAAGATTGATGGTGTTATAGATGAAATAAAAATTGATGTATCTAGTTATGACTATGATAATAATACCCAAGATGTTATGGGACATAAGATACCAAAATTAACTGGAAAAGGAAAATATGATGGTAGTGGAACATATAAATCTCACAAAGATATTTGGTTTGAGGATACATTACAAAAAGGTGATGAGGTATTAGTGCTTGTCATGGGAGTGCATTATGTTGTTGTTACAAAAATAGTAAAAATGCCAAGTGGAGCAATTAAGGGGGTGTGATGTGGAAAAAGATTTTAATATTTTTCTTAAAAAAGTAGAAACAGAAGTTGAAGAAATGCCTGTTTTTAAGGAATACGCAATAGACTTTAAAACTGGTAAATATATCAAAGAAGGTAATGATATAAAAGTTTTAGAGAAAAATGAAGCTTTAAAAGTATGGATATTTAAGGCATTAAAGACTGAAAGATTTAGATATACTGATGTACACAGTGATAACTATGGAAGTGAGTTAGAAACTAATATTGGTACTATTTATCATAAAACAGTTAAAGATGCTTTAATGATTAATCAAATAAGAGATACATTACTAGTAAACCCTTACATCACAGAATGCTACAACTTTGATATTTCTAATGAAGATGAATATGTTCCACAGATAACCTTTAATGTTAAAACTGTGTATGGAGAGCTAGAAATGGAGGTGTAAAGTGAAAGATAGAATAGAATTAAGAAATAATTTCCTGGATAATCTTAAGAATCCACTTTCAAAAATGGAAGGTACTTTCAATTTTGATATTGCTGCAACTTTTGGAATTACAGCAGAAGAAGTATATAAAGAATTGAAGTTCTGGGAAAAGCAGACTTTTATTGATACTGCAACAGAAGATGAATATGTTGATAAACATGCGTTAATGTTTGGAGTAAAAAGAAGATTAGGAACTAAAGCAAAAGGTACTGTAAAAGTAACTGGAAGAGCAAACTCTGTTATAGAAGAAAATATAATATTTTTAAACAGAGATGGGATAAAGTACAAATCTTTAAGAAAAGAATATTTAAGTCCATCAGGAGTTGCAGAGATAGAAATAGAATGCTTATCAGAAGGAAAAATAGGTAATGCTGCAATAGGAGAAATTACAACTTTTGAAATTCAAAATAGTAATATTTACAGTGTTATAAATGAAAAAGAGATTATAAATGGTTATGATAAAGAACCTAATTCTGTATTAGTTGCAAGGGCTAAGGAAAAAGCTACAAGACCCGCTCACAGTGGAAATATTTATGATTATGAGCAATGGGCTAGGCAAGTTGATGGAGTTGGAAAAGTCTTAGTAAAACCTCTTTGGAATGGAAACGGAACTGTTAAAGTTCTAATTGCTAATTATAATAATGACATTGCAGACTCAAGTCTAATTCAAAAAGTAAGAGAAAGAATACAGAGAGATGATGGTAGACCAGTTGGAGCTGATGTTACAGTTGATAGTTTTACTGCTAAAAATATAAATGTGAGTATACAAGTTATATTAAAAACAGGCTTTTCCATATCAGATATAAAAGAAAAGATTGAATCTCTTTTGAAAGCTGTTATAAAAACTGGAAGTGCTACCTTTGAAAAAGCTAATAAATCTATATTATCTATTAATCGTTTAGAGAAAGCTATTTTAGAAATAGAGGGAATAAATGACAACTTTGTAAAAGTAAATAATTCAAATTCCAATTTAGAAATAGCAGAAGATGAAATATTGATAGTTGGGACAGTGGTTATAAATGAGTGATAGATTAATAAAAAAAGTATCTAAAATAGCTAGAAACAGTTTACAAAAAGATTTAATTAGAACACTAGATCTGATGTGTGAATATGTTAAAAATGATATACAAAAATACAAGGAGCTATTATTTATAGCTTTTTTTAATGAACAGCAAGTAGCAAATTATGAAAGATTTATGGAGCTAGATTATAAGAGTGGTTGGAGTTTACAAGACAGAAAAGATAGAATTATCTATACTTTACTATCTAAAAATATTTTTACACCTCACGTTTTAAAGGACCAAGCTAAGATATTCACAAATGGAGAAATTGAAGTTATTGAAAATTATAATGATTATTCTTTCATAATAAAATTTACATCTGTAGTTGGAATACCTCAGAACTTAGATAATTTCAAGAACTTTATTTATATTAATAAACCTGCACATTTGAATTTTAGTATTGAGTTTAGATATAACACACATAACCAGGTAGCTTATTTATTGCATAATTCTTTAAAATTAAAAACTCACAAACAAATTTATGACACTAGATTATATGAAGATAGTGTAGTAGTAGGAAAGTATCATAAACATATAGAGATAAATAATTTTAAAAATGATGAATTAAAAACTAAAACACATAAAAATATCTATGATGAAAGGAGATAAATAAATGGCTAAATATACGGAACATTTAAAATTAGTAAAACCAGAGGGAAATGAGTATTACAATGTGGAGCAGTTTAACCAGAATGCAGAATTGATTGATAAAGAAACAAAAAAATTAAGTGAGGAATTAGCAAAAGTACAAGAAGGAGCGACAAAAGAAAAAAAAGGAATTGTACAATTTGGTACTGAGGAAGGAAAAGCATTAGAGGGAATGATGTTAGCTAGACTTGCTGGATGTGTTGGGTATGGTGGAGATATACAAACAGCAGGAGTAAAAGATGTTAATTACATTTACTATGATAGAAATACTAGAAAGATGTACAAGTGTTTAAATCAAAATAGTGATGTATCAGCAAATGTTGCAAACTTTGTTCCTTTGGATAATAACTCACTTTTGGATAGATTGGAAAATTTATTTACAAATACAGTTGAATTAGCAATTAAAATAACTAAAAGTACAAATATTCCAGAATTAAAAAATTATAAATTTTGGTTTATAGAAATAAGTATTTCTATTCATCTTGATAGGATAAGCCATCAAAAATATACTTTTACAACTAGCTCAGCTATTGATTTTTTCTACAATGATAATTTCCATACCCTTGGAAAATATGCAATCCAAATTAATAGAAATGGAGAAGTTATATTAAAGGGAGAAGCAGTAGACAAAGGTTATGTTAAAGTTACTATTTATGGGATATACTAACTTTAATATTAATTTTCCTCTAAAAATAACATACTCTATGTTTTAGATCTAATTTGTTAGTTTATATTTCTGAAAAAACAACAGATTTAACTGGACAAATTATTGTTATTTTAAATTAAGTTAATTCTTCTCCATTGTGTAAAAGTAGAATTAGTATCAGTTATAGCCCTATAAAAAATAAGTCCTTTGAAGCTATACAGAACTTGTTGGCAATAACTATTAGTACTATCTAATGCAAAAACAACTAAATAAAAAGCTCTTCCTTCATTGTTATTTAACTCTGTTGGCAGTCCAGAGATATTATTATCCCATTTAACAGACACATAAAAGCCTGGCTCTATAATACTATTTAGATTTACATTGTTAATTTGTGCTAAGGTTAATTTAGTTTTTTCCTCTTTGGTTGTGTATAAATTTTCCAATTTATATACATTTTAAAAATCTATCTGTGATGGAACAGATAACCTAAAATACTAAATTTTTTTGAAAGGAGAAAAAAATGAAAACAATAAATTTTTATAAAAAAGATAAGTTAATCTTTTCTGTATATGCAGAAAGTTTAGAAGATGTCTTAAAATCACCTCTTTCATACTTTCCTAACTATACTCAAGATGTGATAATCACTGATGTATCTTATCAATACCCCATCTATAAAGATGACACACTAAGAGAAATGACAAGAGAAGAAAAGGTAAGAGCTGGAATAGATGTTACATTGGAAGATGGAGAAATAATAAAAGATAAGAAAATTATAACAGTGCCAAAACCACAAGGAAATCCAAAGTATTTAAGTTGGAATAAAGAAAAAGGTTTATGGTTGTTAGATAATGAAAGAGAATATCAAGATTATATAAATCTAATAGATGATTTAAAAGAAAAGTCACTAGACTATGGATTTGATTATAATGTGGATGGTAAAGAACACAGGCAAAAATGTAGGGATAAAGATATTGCAAAAATGGTTGCAACAGTTGTATCTTTACAACTTGCAAAAAGTATAGGAGTTGACAAAAAAGTTATTTGGTACTTTTATGATAATTTTGGTATGGTTGCTGGGTTAGAAGAGTTAGGAAAATTAATGCTATATGGAACAACATTTGTCCAATCAGTATATGATACAGAAAATTATTTTAAAACAAAAGTCAATCCAAAAGATGTTACAAGTGCTGAGTTTGAGAGCAAAAGAAAAGAAATGCACAATGCACTAGCAAAAGGCTAATTTTAAGAGTTTCTATTATTAAAGGTAGTTTTATATAGCTACCTTTTTTTAATGGCTTTAAATGGCAAATTACAAGGTCGGTTTAATAATTTTTATATAAAGGAGTTGATAAGTATGTACACTTTATCACAAACCAGCTTGGATAAATTAAAAGGAGTACATCCAAACCTGGTTAATTTTTTTAAAGAATTAATCTTAGTAAGCCCTTGGGATTTTAAGATTACAGCAGGAGTTAGAACAGCAGCAGAGCAAAATTCAGAATATCAAAAAGGTAGAACATCATCTGGAATAAAAGTAACAAAAGTAGATGGCTATAAACAAAAATCTAATCATCAGACAAAATTTGATGGACTTGGTTATGCGGCAGATATTGGAGTACTTGTTAAAGAAAAGGTTATAGAAAAAGTTAAAGAAAATGGGAAAGAAGTAGAAAAAGAAATTGAAAAAACAGTTTATAAGGGAAGTTGGAAAGATTTTCATTACTATCAAGACATATATAACACAGCTAAAAATGCTGGATTGTTAGAAAAATATGGCATTGAATGGGGTGGAAATTGTTGGAAATCATTTAAGGATGCTCCACACTGGCAAATTAAAGGAGCAGATAAGGTAGCTTTTAAATAATAAATAGTCTGACCAGACAATTATTATAAAAATTAAAAAACTTTAGGAGGTTTAAATTATGAAAGATTTAGTAGTTGGATTAATTTTAAAATTATGGGCATTTTTAACAGGATTTACTTTGGAACAATGGGGATGGATGGCATTAGCCACTATAATAGTTGCTTATATGGTTTATAACAGAAAGAAGTATGTGCAAATATTTGATAATGCAGTGGTGTATGCAGAAACATCTTTTAATTATGGAGATAATCTTAAAAAACTAGATGGAGCAGTAAATTTTATAATAGAAAGAACAAATACTGTTCCATTTTTTGCTAGAATTATGATTAGAAGATTTTTAAGTAGAAAAAGAATGGTAGATATCATAGAAACAACACTACAAAAGTTTTCTAATGTATTTGGAACAGGAAGAAAAATAGACATAAAAGGAAATGAGGAAGATGGAGAAAACTAAATTAAAATTAGAGTTTCTTTCAAACAAAAAAGCAGTTTTGCTCCAAGATTATATCTATTCGATTAATGGCTATGATATTAAGGTATTTAGAGGTTTCGTTACTGATGGAGCCTCCGTACCTAAATCTTTACAGTGGCTATATAATCCTTATGGCAAGTATATTAATGCAGCAGTTATACACGATTATTTATACTCAACATATAATAATACTGGAATTAATCGTACCTTAGCAGATAAGATATTTAATTTTATTATGAAAGAAACTGGGATAGATAATAGAACAAGAAGAAAATTTTATATAGCAGTTAAGTATTTTGGGGAAACATCTTGGAAGCCTAAATTGCAGAATGAAGGTTATAAAGATAGGGCAATAATAGATCATACTAAAGAGGCTAAAGAGTATTATGCATACTGGTATGATAAATTAAAATTATAGGGGTTGGTAAAGTGGTATTTTTGGTAAAGTTAGGAGCATATTTTATTGCTTTTTTGATATGGCTAATTGGAGGCTGGGATACTCTTGCAAAAGTATTATTTGGACTAATGTTTCTGGACTATTTAACAGGATTAATTGTTGGATATAAAATGCAGAATCTCAATTCTCAAAGGGCATTTAAAGGATTAAGAAAAAAACTTTTAATTCTGGTTATTTTATGTGGAGCAAGTCTAATGCATAAATTAGTTCCAGACTTAGCATTTAGAACTCTTGTAGGTATGTTTTACTGTGCAACAGAATTATTAAG